GCCAGCACCAACTGCACTCTGAACAGTGACATTACGCGTCCCATTATCAGTCGCATTATCAAGCGACCTAAACTGAACATCCAGAATAGCACCTTGTTCATCGGTGCCATCAACTGAAGATCCCAACGCATAATACGAAGGATCAACCAAGGAAAAGTTCCTATTGTTGAAATCTGGCAAATTAAAACTTACACTGGCATTAGTCTTATTAGACGTAATTGCCACTCCAGCTAAACCATCTCTATATTGAGTCCGTCTTCCTAAAAAGTTGGATTTAGAGGATAGAGTAGCTGTAGTACTAATACTATCTGCAAGCGAAAAATAACGATTATCAGTAGTATTTTCTTCAGTATCAGTCGTTCGAACCACTTTGATATCATCAACGAAACCATATTTGTCACTATGGACAGTTGCGTTTACGTTGATACCACCTCGGTAGCCCAAGAACATACCTGATACCCAAGGCATAGGATGCATAGTATTATAAGCATATGGGTTTGTACCCGCAGATGCTACTATATTTGCACCACTAACAGGCCATGAGGTTTGAAAACCTGGAGTATAAGGCATGCGTTTAAACAACTTCCTATACAACAGCAAACCAGCTCCAGTTGTAGATGCTTCAGTAGCAACAGTATCCATTATTGTATACCGATGCAAAATATTACGCAAAGAACCAACACATTCACCATAATTAAGCGCATAACGCTCAATACCAGTTTTTGCTGGAGTACCCATGACAAGTTGACTCGAAACTACATCTGTATGATCCTCAGCTTGTAACTCAAAAAAGCTGGGTACAACATTAGTACCATCAGGACCAATATGACCAGCAGGATTTGCAAATTCAAAATTTTCCGCTCCACGAATGAAGAAATTCAAATTAATTGAACCTGAAACCGGTGCTGTTAAGCCAGTCAAAACTCGCACTGTTAAAATACCATTATCGATACCCAAACGTGGTGCTAAAGCATTACCTTCTGACCAATTATCTTCTATTGTTTGATCGATTTTTAACCAAGGCAAATCTTGGTGATATGGAATTCTAATTTCCACATCATCTCTCTCACCAATATCTAAAATTTCAGTGTAAACAGCATTTTCTGCTGGATCAGTAGTTGTGATATCACCACGTGGATCATACGAAATTTTCAAACGTCCTTTGTGAAATTTAGTACACACTACTTTCACACGTAATATAAGATCACCCCGCCAATGTTTAAACATCGAACCAATATAAGATAAAGGCACATGCTGTGTTTGTTTACCAACATTTACGGATAACGTATTTTTAACATCAACAGAAGTTGCTTGAAAAGGATTTACACGCATATTCCACAATTGCGTTCCATCTAAATCAGTTGTGGACCAAGAAGTTGCTGAAAAATATGATTCTTTCGTTTTAAGATACGATAAACTCAATTCATCAGCACTTCCAATACCATGTGGACTTGGATCAATGGAAAGTTCTTGTTTTGGATCAAGTGCTAATTTTTGCACTTGTGTACCAATATGGGCACTAGCTAACATTGGACCATTCATAGGTTGGTAACCATGTACATCACTAATGACTGGAACATTGGTAAAACCAAATAATGTAGCAATTTTTGAGACTGCTGAAGCCCCTATTTCTGTAGCTCTGGC